GAACCTGCCGGTAAGTTTACAGTTACAGATCCACTTGATGTGTCTACAAAATAACCTTCTCCACTTACTGCTGTAAATGTACTTGTCTTAATTGATCCTGTTTGCCAATTTACAGAACCTGATCTACCAAAACCTGATTGACTTGCACCTGCTGCTAAAGCAATAGTATCACCACTAGCGCCAATAGTAATATTTGTTCCACATTGATTGATGATGTTTCCACCATCTGAAGCCTGTATGTTATTTACTTTTACTGTGCTAGTCATAATTTATCTATGCTTGAAACCTATATCTTATTATTACTATACCTGATCCACCAGCACCACCTGTACTACTTAATCCATCTCCGCCACCTCCACCTCCGGTGTTAGCTGTTCCTGCTGTACCAGGACTTGGACTATTAGAACCTGCGCCACCTCCACCAGCTCCACCTGCTGATGCTGGACTTGAACCATTAGATCCACCTCCTCCACCACCGGCTCTTGTTGTTGGCGTTCCATTAATTGAAGTTGTTACTCCAGCTCCACCTACTGCGGGTCCGGGAGCATTACCACCCACTGCTCCAGCACCACCACCAGCTGCCATTTGACCTCCACAAGTAGAAACTCCACCATTCTGTCCTTGAGGTGGACTTACAGGAGGTGTATTGCCTGCTCCTGCTGCACCTGTACAAGAAGTTCCTCCACCACCAGAACCTCCAGGGTTTCCAGCACCATTTGGATAAGCTCCGCCACCTCCACCACCTGTAGATGTTATTGTTGAAAAAACTGAATTACTACCATTATTACCTGTACCTGAAGGTTGTGTAGCACCACCTGCACCAACTGTTATTGGAATAGAAATAGGACCTGAAAAAGGTCCCAATGAAGTTGATGTTGCTAATGGACTTGCTGTATAAGGGCCAGAAACTGAACTTGCGTGTGATTCTCTATAACCACCTGCTCCACCACCTCCTCCGTGTGAACTACCTCTTGCTCCACTAGCACCACCAGCAATTACCATATAATCTAATTTTGATAAAGCACCAGAACCTGCTGAAATTGCAAAAGTGCCTGGTCCAGTAAAAGTATGAACTTTAAAATTTGTATCAACAGTTGTAACAGTTCCACCTGTTGCTGCAATATATGCAGGGACTACTCCAGCTTGTGTAAATTGATTATCTTGCACAGATCTCCAACCAACCGTTGCATCTATATATACAAAAGTAACACCTTGACCTTCTGTTGCTAATTCTATTGATCCTCCTGCCTGTCCACCATTAATTTTTTCTGTTCCATTTGGGTCAACTGTTAAAGCATTTGAATCAAATGTATTATTATAATCTTGTATTGAAACTATTGCTCCAGCACTTCCTGCCGGTAAATCTACTTCAAAAGAACCACTTGTTGTATTACAGAAATAACCTTCGCCATTTGCTGCTGTAAATGTAGCTGTCTTAATAGATCCTGTCTGCCAATCAACGGTCCCTGTTCTACCAAAACCTGTTTGAGTAGCTCCACTAGCTAAAGCAACTGTACCACCACAACGTCCTAAAGTTACTGTAGCTGCATCAGCTACTACTGTTTGACCAGCACCACAACCAACTGTTAAAGTTGTTCCACATTGAGGTCCAATTTTATTTACTTCTATTTTACTCATTAAACTATTACCAACGTTCCTGTTACTGTTATTGTATTAACAAAAGTTACTGGACCTGCTAATACTGCGGACTCAATAACCATATCTTTGTTATCAAGCGTTTCCGCATGTGTATAAATTTGTTCTGATCCCGGTTTGTTACCGATATATATTGTATTATATAAACTATCCATTTATCCTCCTATGCACTTATTGAATCAACAACGCTAACATAAACATCAGCACTTGATGCTGTATCTGACTCTACTTTTAATACGTCAGTGCTTTGCATCACAAATTTAGCACCACCTGAAACAAGCTCTACAGCACCGTACCTGCACTGTTTGTTGCTTGTACTGCATATCTAGTAAAATCTTGTGCCATATTCCTCCTATAAAGCTATTGCCATTGCAACAGCAAATCCATTACTTGCTGCACCTACTGGTACACCACTTGCATCTAAATAAACTGATTTACTTGCAGGCATTGTACAAAATACACTTAGTGTACTTGAACCACCTGAATTAAAATTAACTAACGAATCACTGTTAGAAGATGAAAGCACAGTTGATCTTGATAAAGTATCTGGAGTTGCATCCGTAACAGTTCCTATTCCAACTTCAAAATTAGCTGTACCTTCTTCAAAGATACAGTAATAAGTTGTGTTACTGTTTCCAACACCTGCAACAAAAGTTTCAAAACCTGTTACAGCTCCTGCTAAATTTATTGTACCAGTACCTTGTGATGTACTAGTTTCTTTTACTCTATCGTTTATTACTAGTGCCATTTATTCTCCTATGCCATGCTTATAATTGCATTAGCTGGTGTTGCTGGATTAGGATAAGTAATTTTAAATGTACCATTAGTACAAGTCTTATCTCCTCCAAAATCTAATACTACAACTAGCGGATCACCCGTAGCTGTATCATTATAAATAGCTGCGTACGCTGCTGTGAACGTTGCACTCGACCAAGTTGAATCTCCAAAGTCAACTGAAGCAACAGCTGTTGAAGATGCAACTGCTTGAGACGATAAATCTTGTCTTGTATAGTTACTACTTCCACCTGTGCTGACTTCGTTTGTTGCAGAGACTGTTGTACTTGCTGTTGTGTAAACAGAAGCAATTGATCCTGTGTACAAAGCTATCTTAAATGTATTTCCACCCGACGCAAAGTTGTGTGTTCCTGAAAACAACTCTCCACGAAATGAGTTTGGTATTACGTTAGCCATATGTTTTTATCTCCTTAATAATCTGATGGAAAAGGTGATTTAAGAGCTGTCCGAATAACCCCATCTTGATATTCGTCTCTGCGTCTTCTACCTTGTTGTTCGATAGAATACGTTTGTAAAGCATCATTATATGCTTGCGTATAGTATTGTACCATATCTGGCGGACCTTTCAAGTACCCATATGCATTGACCAAGGACCCATATAAAAGTAAGTCTTGATATTTGTTAGACAGATAAGTCCCATTTGTACTTGGTGGTGCAGCCCCTGTGGTTACAGTTATGCTTTCAGGCTGTTTAATATAAGCTAAAGTTATTTCATATTGAGCATCTGGAGTAGGTGCTACTACCCAAAAATTAGCGTCCCAATTAGCATAGTATTTAGGTAATCCTTGTGCTGTGCCTGGGGTATCATAATAAGTTGCCATATATGAAGTATCTTTTTTTTCTAAAAAAAACTGTGCTCCTGTGCTTGTGTCTTTTAATTGAGCATATCTTATAATTCTTAAATCTGATGGAATAGTTACATATCTATTACCAGTTACTAAAGTTGAAGTAGCATAAAATCTATTGTCATCATTATCTGATGATCTGTAAATTTTGTTTTCTGCATTTCTAATTGTTGTATCTAAAATAGCATCAGTTAAAACCGTGCTACTAACTTCAGTGTAGTTTCTAATATCGTCTCTTAAATTTGCTAGTGTGTAAGCCATTATACTGATCCTCTTCCTACTGGACTAAAATAAACATTTGGTCCACCACCAACTTCTGTTGTTGTTGCAGCAGTTGGTAACGTAAACGTAAACCCTGTATTTACCGTAATTTGAGCAGGCATGCCAGGATTATTTTGTGTTCTAGTTGTAATGCTAGCTACATTAAAAGCACCAAAAATACTTGCACCAACTTTATGTTCAAAAGCTGTTGTAGCTGGAGGTGTTATTCCTCTAAAAGGAGCATTAGTTGCTCGTGTTAAACCTGAAAGTGTTTGTGTGCCTGTTGTATTAGTTGTGTATTTTATAACTTCAAAATTTTTTTGTGGAACGTAATCAGGATTAGTTGCAGAAGGTGTTGTAAAACTTTCAATAAAAACATAACCTGATGATGGAAGTTGAGTTGTTTCATTACAAACTATACTTGAAGATGTTGTTGTCATGTTAGTTGCTAAAACTGCAAAAGGAGATAGTAAAACATTATTTACACCTCCAACAGAATTATCTGTTACATTTAAAAATGTAACTGCGTCTCCAACTTGTAATTGACAATTATTTAAAGTTACTGTGGCTGTTGTAGTTGCATTCATAGATAATGGATCAGGATTTAAAATTCCTGGACTTGGTATAGATGGTGATCTAGGTCTTGCATGTTCTAAAGCTTGTGGATCAGCACCATGTGGTTTAGGACTTACTTGTGGTGACTTTGGTTCAAACTCTGAAGTGTGAACTCTAGCACCTGTCCATTCAACAACCATTTCTTGATATGGAAATGCTAAACCAGATCTATCAGAAATGAATTGTGCATATTTACCTGATGAAAATTTTGCCATTATCCATTACCTGGGTAATAAGTTTTTGGTGTTAAGAAAGAACTAGAAGGTGAACCATCTTCTGATAATGCTCTTGCTAATTCATCTTCATATAATAATTTTAAAGTTTGTGTTCTATCTAAAGCCCATTTTTGTGAAAGGTAAAATGCTAAACCTGAAACCATACAAGGTACAAATCTATTTGGTACATCACCAACGTTATCGTAATTACCTGCATCTGTAATTCTTTTTACATAATTTATATACATGTAGTTTGCAGCTGCGGTTGCATCTGGTGTAGGATAAATACTTACAGTTGTTTTATCAATAAATCTTTGAACCCAATATTGTGAAGGAGTTCCCTTTGATAATTTATTTGAAAAAGCAGAATAAGTTGATCTATCAACTTTTGTCATTGGAGAATCAGATTGATTTGTTGTTCCATAGTTTTGTCTAAAACTAGCTTCCATAATATCGGATAAACCATAAACACTAGCTGGAGCCACAGTTGTTGTACTAGCTCCATCTGACGTGTCTCTATAAAATATGTATTCTGCTTGACCTTCTACTAAATCTATATTTGTATTTCCAATTTCCCAATAGTGTAAACCTCTATTTTCCCATTCTTGAAATAAAATATTTAAAGATCTTCTAGCTGCTTTTAATTGATATCCTGTAATACCTTGAACTCCACATCTTTCGTAAGCATCTTCAATTACTTCATCAATTGTAAATGATGCTTCAAAATTTGAAGTAGTAGATATAGATCCTGCAGCTAAAGTATATGCAGCCCCACCCATGCCTGCGTGCACGGTGCAATAGTAATATAAAGTTGGAGCGTTAGTTGCTACAACAATTGTAGTATTTGATCCTGCGTTTCCAATTACCCCATTAGTCGTCACACCTGTTGTGTAAGGTGCAGCAGGTGAATTGTTTGCACTTGTTGAAAATGCAAAGACATGAGTTGCGTTTGTAGAATCGGAAGTATCAAAGATATATGTATTACCTTCAATTAAATTTAAGTCAGGACTAACGCTACCGTTAATATACCATTTATTACCGGTTCCGTACTGATTAGTACCCGAAGCTACGGTTACTGTGTAAGTTATAGTAGCCACAGTTTACCTCTATCCGTCGAAAAATATAGTTACGCTGTCGTATCCTGCACTAATGTTTACATAAGCTCCATCATCGAACAATACTCCGTTGTCTGGAATGTATGGATCAATCATACCTGCTGCTGCAGGTGCATCGATCTCAAGTAATTTTGTTCCTGATTGAGATGTATTTCTAACTGCTAAAGCTCCAGCTGTTCCTGAATCACTTACACCATGTAGACCTCTAACTTTAGTCCTACCTTCAAATAATACACCTTGTGTAGTAGTTGTAGCAGTAAAACCTGCTGATGTGTTTGTTGCTACAGCACCATTAGCTGCAATTGAAGTTACTGTTAAAAAAGCTTGAGTAGTTGTTACAGTGGTACTGTTAGGTCCAGCTTTGACTTCAGATACTGTGCTTCCACTTGCATCTGTGCCTGTAATTGTAAAATTAACTCCAGAAATATTTCCTGTAGAAGTTAAAGTTACAGTTGATGCCATGTTAGAACCATCATTAACAGCAGTTCCAGTTAGGTTTAGATCTCCAGCGCCACCTAAAGTTTGACCAGCTGCAATTGAAGTTGTGCTTGCACTTACTGCCTTAAACATTTTTGCTTTTACATTTGTTACGTTTGACATTTATTTCTCCTTAAATTCATGTGGGCCGGAGCCCACACAAAATTAATTATTAAGCTATTGTTGCACCTTGAACTGAAGTAGCGACCCAACCAATAGTACTATTCCAAACTAAAGTAGCTGATTCAGCTACTGCATCGAAAGTAATGTTAGTTCCGTTTGCAAAAGTAGTTGGAGTTAAAGTTCCATTTCCACCATCAACAATCATGTTAACGATTTTAACTTGTCCTGAAGTTGTACCATCAGCTAAAGTTAATGCATCAGCTCCAGTAGTAGTTAGTTCAGTTACTAAGTTAGTTAAATCAACCGCTCCTGCGCCTGTTAATGTTTGCACACCACCTCTAATAGTAGCATTGTAAACAGCATCAGTAGTTATCGCACCAGTTGATGTATTTTTTGTTATTTGTTCAAAACCGTTTTCCGATCGTACCGGTCCTGAAAATGTAGTATTTGCCATAATTTTTCTCCTTTTCCTAGTTGTGATACATAGTCTCTAGGCCGTCGACTATACGCGTCTATATATCAT